GTTGGCCCCGGTGCCATAGAGGAAGAACAGCGCGTGCGCACTGGTCACCCCGGTCAGGCAGTAACCGACCATGCGCTGCAGGTAGGACTGCAGCTCGACGTCGCCCCCGGTGATGTCGGCCAGGAAGGACGTCCATTTCGGACACTCGCCCCGAGGTGTCGCCGTGGCGATCTTGGTCATCCGGTCGGCCCGGTCGTGTGGGCGTAGCTTGCCACTGGCCAGCGCCACGATGCCGCCCGGTGTGTTGAGTGCGAAGAGATCGGCATCCCACTCATCAGAAGTCGACGCATGACGCCGGTCGGTACGGGCAAGCCGCTCCACGCCACCGACGGTGCTGCTGGCGAGCAACTTGGCAGCAATCCGATGGGAGTCCACCTTGACCGCCGCCTCGCGGCAGATCGAGCGGATCAGGTGATGCACCAGCAGTGTTTCGTCGGCCTGCCAGCGTGTCCCCGTCCAGACCAGCCACTTTCCCCAGGATGCGCAGTATCGCCAGTCGTCGGCATAGCGCGACGTAAAAGCCAGCGCCAGCGCATCGTCCGTCGCCCAGACCGTGGCCTCCTGCGCCGGAAGCCCATTGGATGATTTGATGCACATCCTCGGCCCGGAAGCCACGAATGCCGCGACATCGAAACCCTCGACGATACCGTCTGCCGCGTCCCATCCATCGGGCTTGTCGTCAGGCGGCAGGAGCACGTCGCAGGAGGATGCTCCCGCTGCGAGCGCCGCCTGCCCGGCCGACATCGCATACTCCCAACCCGGCTTGTCGCGGTCGGGCCAGATCAATACGTGCTTACCGGCCAGCGGCGACCAGTCGGTCTTCTCGACCGGGGCGTTCGCGCCGTGCATTGCCGTGGTCGCCACAATGCCAAGGTCGATCAAGGCCTGCGCGCACTTCTCGCCCTCGACCAGCACGACTTGGGCAGCATCCTTCATCCCCGGCTGGTTATAGAGCGGTCGTGGCTCGGGTGGGGCCATCCTGCGCCGCTTGGCATCCCAGGGCCGGAACTGCTTCTTCTGCCCGGACGGGTCGTAGCGATAGACCACCGCGATCAAGCGGCCACTGGCGTTCAGGTAGTCCCACTTGGCCGTGGCCGGGCCGAGCTCGTCGGTCGGCGCTTCCTTCCTGGCTTTGCGTGCCGGCGCTGACTTGGCCCGTCCAAGCAGGTCGGCGGATTGCTCCAGCACCCGAGGGAAGTCGGCGTGGACATCGATGCCGAAATGCCCGCCGATCAGCGAGAAGATGTCACCGCCGTCACCGGTCGCGCGATCGGTCCACAGGCCAGCCTTGTCGCCATCGAGAACCACCTCGAGGCTGTCGCCGGGGCTACCCAGCACGTCCCCGATGAGGAACTTGCCACGGCGTTTCTTGCCGGCCGGGAACAGCGTGGCCAGCACCGGCTCGATACGCGCGATCAGGTCGGCACGTACTTCGTCGCGCTCGTTGTCTGGCAGGACATCACATAGGGGCGGTGCGGGATTGAAGTCCAGCATGCGTCCTCCCTGCTGCAATGGTTGCCGGTACTGCGCCACTTGTCGTCATGGGCGCCTCCGGCAGGTAATGGGTCTTGATGGCTACCTCACGAACGAATGTCGGATCGAGGTCGATCAGTGCCGCCCAAGCGTCCAGATCCCTGCCATACAGGAAGTTGCGGGCGGTTCGACGTTCGTTCTTGGAACTACTACGAGAGTCGGCCATTGCCTGACAGATCACCGCCACGATCAGACGCGCCTCCGGAATCGGCCCTGTGGCATGGCGCAACAGCATTCGCTCGATGGTGCGTATCTTGACCAGTGGCGGTGGCAAATTGGTCTTGGCGTGTTTGCGTACCTGGATGGATGTCATCATTGCGCCCTCCAGCAGCGGTCCTGCCAGGCGCACATCCGGCACTCGAAATGGGTCTGGTCTGCAAACGACCGTGGCAGCAGCTCGCCTGCCTCGGTCGCCGTGATGACCTTTACCGCGCGATCCGACATGCGCTGAGCCAGCACTCCGTCGAACGGCACGAGCTCGGTATAGATCTCCATCGTGTCGGCATTTACCGCCGTGAATAGCGCAGGGCGCTCGGTGAGTTCGAGATAGGCTTGATAGATTGCTACCTGCGCCGCATAGACCGGTTTCGAGATGGCCAGGCGATTCTTCTCGAGGTCGCGCCATGACTTGGCGCCCAGACACTTGTTCTCCCACAGGCAGGGATACGCAAAACCGTCGGGGCCGCCGGTGATGATCCCGTCGATGTGGCCCTGGAGTCGCCCGTCCGCCGCCGAAAAACCGAACTGCTCGCCGTCGGCATTGCGCGTGCGCAGATCAAAGCCCGCGCCGCGCATCCATATGGCCATGCAGTCCTCTACCAGATGGCCACGCTCGAAGATGCGCAGCATGCGCCCTTCGGTTTCACGGCCCGGGTCGACCGGCGCTTGGGCATACTCGTACTGCAGAGCACGCTCGCAGGCCACCCCGAGGCGGGATGCGCCCAGATAGGCGCGTCCCGCCTGTTTCTTCCTGACAGCCTGCATGCCGGCATCGATCAGCGCCGTCAGACGCCCGGAGAGAGAGGAGGATGAGTTGAAGTCCAGCATCAGTTTCCCTCCCACGGCAGGTCATCTGCGAGATCCGCAAACGGATCGCTGACGGGCGCATTGATGCCACGCATCGGCGGGTACTTGCTGGCCTCGTGCGCAACCACCATCGCATCCGTATAGCAGGTGACGATGGCATCGATCACACGCAGAGCCTCGGCCTCCGAGTACGCGCCGAGGGGCTTCTCGAAACCGATCCCCCCGGCCGCCTCGCCGAAGGCCTTGAGACACTTCCGCATGGAAGCGATCTCCAGATCAGACGGATCGATCATGGCGACCTCCCTGCCGAAACGCTTGGCATCGGCCCAGTTGCCGTAGAGCTTGTGGAATGCGTTCTGGCACCGGCGCGAGCAGAACACCCAGTCGAGGGGGTAACGCCTGGGGTCGGCGATCCTGAAGCGATCGTCCATGTGGCCGAACCCCCGGGCCTGACGTTTGCAAACCCAGCATTTCATTTGCCCTCCCCATCATTGCGCCCATACCGGCTTGGATGTCTGTTGGGCGCGCGCCGTGGCCATGCTCGGCGCGGGGGCTACCGACGTAGTCGCCGCCCCCTGGCTGGCGCAGGCCATGACCGCTTGGTACTGGGGATGGCCGGGCTCGATGATCCGCTTGATGACGTTGCGCTGATCGCCCCGATCATCCTTTTCGACGGCGATCTGCACGGCAAACTCCAAGCCGTCCAGATCACCGAAATCGTTGATGCATCGGGCCGCCACGGCCTGCGGGGTGTTGTCGTCCGGGTGCACGCCGCGCGCGCTGTCCAACATGGCACGGATCGTCGCCCGCCCCATGTCGCCCCAAGTCTTGCCCTTGGCGCTCCACAGGCCGATCAGCCCGAAGAACTTACGCTTGTGGAATTCACCGCATACCACCGTGTATTCGCAGTTGAGGTAGATCGCCCCGGTACGTTCGGACTGAGTGGGTGTGCCGTCGAGCCAGCCTTGGGCTGGGTCGGTATAGGCACCGGGACGGATGGTCTGGCGCACCTTGAGGAAGGTGCCGTGCGGAATCGGGCTGAAACCGTCGTTTTGGCGTGGGGCGCTGTTGTAATCCATTGACATGGCGAAATCTCCTGTTTTCAGTTCGAGGCCTGCCCGATGCACTTGGCGATCAGGCGGCCGAGATGGGGTTCTTCGGTGGAATCGAGGCGACCGGAGCGGTCCTTGGCGGGAAGCCCCAGCAAGTTGTCCTGCCGGGTGATCAGCACGCGTTTGGGGCCCGATGGGCTGGGCTGCATAGTCATCGTGGCGATGACATCCACCACCCCGAGAAACTCGGCGGTGGTCTTGCTTCCTTCCATCTGCAGATCAAAGCTCTTCTCGTTTTTCTCGCCGACCTTCTCGTTGAGGATCACGGTGTAGATGACATGCCGGTTCTGCATGTGCTGCAGGATCGTGATGGCATTGATCATCTCGTTGGCGAGCAGGCCGTAGGCCCCGCGCGTGTCGGGCTTGCCGGTCTTTTCAGAGAAGGCCTGCGGCTGGGTCTTGCACCAGGCGAAGCACAACCGAGAGAGCGCCGACAGGCTATCGATGAAGACGTACTCGTAGCGGTCGATCAGGGTCATGTCGCCCTGGTCGTCGCAGAGAATCCGGTACTTCTCCTCCGAGTACGCATCGCCGGCCGCAGCCGTGGCGGAAGGCCCGGCCAACAGCGTCACAAGGTTGCGAAACTCCGGCCATGTCGCGGGATGGAATGCGTCGCCGCCATCGTTGATTACGGCCAGATCGCCATCCTCGATTTCGATATGCAGCGTGCGATCCGCCGGCAACGTCCGGATCAGGGATGTCTTGCCGATGCCCGGCACGCCGACGATTCCGAGCTTGAGCGTGCGTCTGCGTTTCAGCCGTTCCTCGGCGCGAATGAATGGGAATGCCATCACGCCACCTCGCCGCCGCCAGAAGTAAGGGTATCCAGCTTCTGGACATCCTTCGTATCGATATCGAGGGAGGCGAGCCGGTAGCTGGCCTTGCCGGGACGCACGGTGCGTGCGGGCGCGAATTGCTCTCGGAGTGCGGTGTGCCAGGCGCTGTACTTGGACTCGGGAACCTTGAAGGACACCTCCATGTACCGCGCCGGATCGTCGCCAGCCGCGTTCATCCGGTTGAAGATCGCGGCGAGTTGAGACTGATCCCAGTCCACGATCCGTTTCTGATCGCAGACGACGATCTCGTCATGGTCACGGATGCGGATGACGCCGAAGTCGCGGCCATTGGCCAGGCGTGCCTTACGTGCCGCCTCCCCGTAGCGCAGCTCGCCGACGTGCTCGACAAACTCGCGGACGGCCTTGGCGAATCTCTGCAGTTGGTCGGCCTGCGCGACGAGTTCCTTGTAGGCATCCAGCGGCGCGACGGCATAGTCGGCCGGGGATTGGCTGATTGCATGACGGAGGGCGACGATGTTCATGCCGTCACCCCGCGCATGTGGTTGGCGGCGGTCGGCGCAATTCGACTGTTCGGGCTCTCGTACAGGCAGTCGAGCTCGAACTGTTCGATGTCCTCGAGGCGATACATCACCTTGCCGCCAATCTTGAGGTATTTGGGTCCGACGCCGTCAGACCGGTATCTTTCGATGGTGGCTTCCGACTTGTTCCAGCGGTCTGCGAGTTCCCGCTGGGTCAGATGCCGCGTTTTCAGCTGTTCGCCGTGCATTTGCATCTCCTTCGATGATGGGTTGTCACCGGTTGCCGGTGCCTGGATCAGCACTGCCAACCGATGCGTGCATTTCATCGAGCGAGATGTCTGCGACTGTTCCTCGGATTCCTCGGACTCGTTCCTCAAACTGAATCGGTGAGCCCGGAAAGCAAAAAACCCGGCTTGGTCGAAGACCGGAGCCGGGTCATTGCGGAAATACGCAGTGCGACAGGTGTGTCAGTGCAGCCAGCCGCGGTCGTCGTCGGGAATGATCAATGCGTAGCGTTCATCGTCACGCAAGTAGCGGATGAACGTCTTATAGACCACTGGGTTACGTTCAAATTCTTTGCTGGGCGAGAACCGCTGGGATTGCGACCCGCAAGCCGTCTTGAGCGCATCCTTGTCCAATTCGTGATCGAGGTCGTCGATCAAGGCGATCAGGATTTTTTGTTGGCGTGGCTCCAGCGGATACTCGGCTCCATGGATGTACGCAGCGGCCTTGCTTCTGACGTAGCGAAGCGTAGTGTCTGGAACCGCCTCGTTCAGGGTTTGGGGGCCCGGAGCCGCTTGGCGATCCGGGAAAAACTCGAACTTGCTCTGGCCGACACGACCGACCGTAAACAGAGGGCGGACGTCAAACTCGGTCAGCGCCGAGCCCGCCGGAAGCGGCACTTCGCTGCTGGTCAGAATGACGCAGGACTGCACGGTTTTTTCGGCAGCGATCTGATCGCGCAGACGGCTGGCAACTTCCGGTCGATGCAGGAGGCGGGCGAAATACCATGTCACGGGCTTGCCGCGCTGTATCTCGGTTGTGCCGAGCCGCCAGACCAGATCGGGGTCGATCTGCTTCATGCCGTTGGCCGAGAGTTCGAGTCCGTTCAGCAGGCTTGGGATGAATTTCTGCAATGCTACTTTGTAAGTCTCGCGCAAATGCCGGGAAGCCATGACGTCGTTGCATTCCGGGCAGTGCAGAATGATCTCGTCTGGCGATTTTTCTCGCACCACGCGTGCGGTCTCGATACCGCATTCCGGACAGGTGACCCAGTCGAGCGACTTGCCCAGGACGAGCACACGCTCCCGAAGCAGGTGCGTTGCCGCGACCTTGTCGCGGCCCTCTCTAAGGGCCTGGCCGTTGATCTCCGGTTTGGCGAGATCCAGGAGGCGGCAAAACAGGGCCGTCGCATCGACCTGTGCCTGACTCATTCGCCGTCCTCGTCTCCAGCCGTGG